GTGAAAAGCAAATCGTTTTAAGTTTTTGCCCCCCTATCCCCTTTTTGATGAAAGTTGTTATTTTCTTTCATCGTCTTGCGACTGTGGCAGCTCTGACACATCGGCTGAAGGTTTGATTCATCATAGAACAGCGTCAAATCCCCACGATGCGGAATAATATGGTCCGCAATTGTTGCAGGCTTGCCACAAATAAAGCATGTAGGATATTTACGCAGGAACATTGCCCTTCGCTTTCTCCACTCCTGGCTCTCATATAAAGAATGCCATTGTGCAGACTTCCCTCTTTGTGTGAATATTTTGCGGTTCTGTGCGCTATTCTGTAGATTCTTGTGTTTTTCACAATATTTGATACCGTTTAGCGCAGTCCGTCCGCATCCAGGCTTAGCACACACTCTTGTTTTCATTATGCTCCTCTTTCAAAAGCTTATTGATGTAAGCCACACCCTTCTGCAACACCAGAGTTTTCAAACTTATTTTGGTTTCGCCAGATGGAATTGTGAACTTTGTCTCAATTACTCTGAAATATCCTGAGTCAATATATTTCTGATAAGGAATGTTATCTTGCTGCAGAATGTTCTTGTTGCGTAAGAACTCAAACAAACGATTGCGCCCGATGTTCCTGTTGAGAACCTTTGCGCAATTGCCAATATCAATTGCATCTTTACTGGAGCAGATCTGATAAGCAAACTCTGCAGCAGGCTTAAGCTTTTCAACTTCCTTTTCTGCATCTGACAATCTTCTCTGCAGAATACCAAAAGCCTTAGCAATTACCTGGTTTTCTTCTGCTTCTGTAGAAACATTGTCAATCTGTCTTGTTGCAAGGTTGTGATGCTGTTGAATATTCAGCTTAATCAGCGTTGCCTGTTCTTCAGTAAACACTTTGGAATTACCGCCATTGACAACCCGCGACTGTACTGTCGCAGGGTCGAAGCATTCGTTGGCAGCTCTCTGAACAGTTCTGACATCAACTCCAAGAGCATCTGCCAGCTCTCTTGTTGTTATTGTCCTTTGTGCCACTTCCCACTTGTTTGCAAGTTCCTCAACCATCTCGTTCATAATCACCTCCCACTAGAACGGAATAACCTCGTTACCGTCGAACATATCACCGCTCTCTTCTGAAACATCCGGCACTGGTTCAGGCTGATAAGCCTGTTGTCCTGATCCGTCGCTCTTTGGCATCGGCGGCAGTGAAATCTCTGCAACCTTGATAACAATTGCAGAATGCATCTGCTCGTTTTCGTCCTTCCAGCGCTGCTGTTTAAGACGCCCCGAAACACTGATGTGCTTACCCTTAAGCAGATACTTTGCCATTGATTCTGCATACTTGCCTTTACACTGGCAGTCAAAATAACTTGGAATGCTCTGCCATTGGCCCTGAGCATCCTTGTAGGTTTCATTGTTGGCAATGGTAAACCTCATGTATGGAGTGCCATCGGCCCAGTGTGAAAGCTCTGCACTCTTTACAAGATTTCCCTCAACAATCACTGAATTAAGACTTCCCATTCTTTCCCCTTCGCTTTTCAATGAATGCGCGTAAATCGTTTTCTGCTTTGTTGTCGATACAGCTTATGTGATAAGTGTGTCCGACAATTTTTATTTTCATACCAGAGCACAAGATGTACTCTGTATCAATTCCCATTTTGCTCTGTGCCTGAGCTTTTACTTTTGCATAAGACAGTTTCTTTGCTTCTGCAGGAACATTGCCGCCATAAAGACTGTCAAGCTGGCGCACTGCCTGATACTGATTAGCAACCCAGACGTCAGACTTTCCAAACATCCGGCCTATCTGCTTCTGGTTCAAGTTGTGGCGCCTTTTAAGATCGTCAAACACTTCAACAAGCTCCCAGGCGCTCATGTTCTTGCGCTGAACATTTTCTGCAATCTGTGCAGCAAGAATGTCTTTCTCGTTCAGATCATCATCCACAATGTTGCACTCAATATGCGGTAAACCAAGGTACTTTACAGCTTCATAGCGTCTATGCCCCGCAATAACCACATATTTGCCATCTTTGGCACGCTTTTGAACCAGAATAGGATTTATAAGTCCCTGTGCCAGAATGGATGCAGCAAGTTCTGTAATCTCGCTATCCTTTTCGTTTCTGATGTTCTTGCCGTTTACAATCTGCGACATTTCCAAAGTCTTAAGCATTTTTTCCTCCTAAAAAATCTGCCTTATCTTTTTGGTGTAATCACCTTTGATGGCATCCAGGCTCAATTCTTCATCGGCCTTGGTGTGATATTCGAGCGCATGCCTCATGCCATCCTGAAGCACCACAATCATGTTTTTATCAACATAGTAACCTTGCCCTCTTGTATAACGTCTAAAAACGTATTCAAAGGCGGTTGCTATAGCGTCCATGTCCTGCTCTTCATCAAGGAACATCCGGCGCTTCTTTTTTTCACCCCAGAGGATGCGGCGGAGACACTCGTAACCCAGCAGAAACAAGCGGTCCCTTGCCTGTTCGTCATGGTTTTTGAGCCATTTCCACTGTTCTAAAATCATGCGCTCATTGTCATCCTTGGGCTCACCGGTGCAGGGACACGGAAGGCTTGCATAAAACAATTCCCTCTGCTCCTGTGCCTTTGTTGCAAGATACTGTTTGTTATCCTGGACGGCCTGAGCAACGTCAAACAGGCTCTGCTGCATTTTTCTGTCTCTTTGCCAGAATTAGCTGCATCATTGCATTTGGAGCTTCTGGGTCGATACCATAAGCTTCAAAGTTTTCCTGTAACCATCTGTCAGTTTCTTCGCGGTCTATATCCTCCTCTCGCAATGGTCTGAATTGAGCCGGCGGTAATTCTGCATGATTAAGCAGATACGCCCACACAGTTTCGTTAATCATGTATTTTGGATAAAGCGGAATTCCGTGCCATTTGTTTGGCATTGGCTCTGTATGCATCTTTTTGAACTCTTTGCAGATAGCCTTAGCCATTTCCGGCACATCTGCCTTATTCTGAGCACTGTCAAAGAGCTCCTGAACAATGCCCTCTACAGCCTTGGCACCTTTTGTTTCGTTGTACGCAAGATTTGATGTCTTGAAGAAGTTCTGGAAGATGCTGAATGCCTCCCCCTTAATTTTTTCGATTTCTTCTGGCATGAAACTTGCATCTTCTGTTTCTTTATCAGTGTCAGGCACATTCTCTGAGGCAGGAACATCACTCTCAGGAACAATGCTCCAATTAGGAACATCTATAAGCTTTTCTGATGTTTCTGTTTCTGTATTATTTTTCTCAACATCTATGCTATTCTCACTGGAGGCAGCTGAAGAGCCCTCCAAAGGCTCGCAAGCTGCCGGAAGTTCCTCTCCTCCCACACCCTCTACTCTTGTGTGTGTGCTCTTATCTACATCTGATATAATCTGCTCTGTCTCTCTCTTATCTTCTCTCTCTCTTCTATTCTGCGAAATCGCGTCGGAACAGCCTTGTATAGTGTTGCAACACTCGTTAACTGCGTCATGTATAGTGTTAAAACGCTTGTTTTCGAGTGCCTTAATATCGTTTCTCACGGTGTCTACATTAGTAGACTGCGGATTAAAAAAGGCCGATTCTTCCTGATAAGACTTCCAGATTGCACAGGCTGTACTGAAACGGTCGCGCAGTTTTTTAGGAGTTTGTCTTGTCGGATATTCCCATTCAACAAAAAGAAAGATAGGACTTTTTGGAACATGAGCAAAAATGCGGAGCTTTACCATTGTCTCTGCAACCTGGCGGACGGTTTCGGGGCTTTCAACCTTGATAAGGCTTGCAAACTCCTCACCGTCCCCGATGTTAAAGATGCCATCTTCATCTGCCTTTGTAGCGCCTGCAAGATAAAGCAGTACAGGTGCACAATGTAGTTCCGGTGCAAGCATCTTTTCTGCTTTGGTCATGGCTTTGTTTTCGAGCAGATCAGTAGGGATTTTAGCCCAGGGCTTTGAATTAAAGAAACTCATTTATGCTGCCTCCTTAATTTTGCGGGGCTTCCATTTTGTTTTTGGAATGTTATCAAGCCATTTATTGAAAGCGGTCTGTATTTCTTCAGAAGGCTTGCAGTCATTACGGTCCAGCTCATTTGCGTAGAACTGTAAGATTTTACCGGCTTGTGAAATTTCTGCAGTTGCCATAGGCTCACCGTCTTTCTGAATAAAGACAATGGTGCTCTTCTGGTCTGCCATTTTCTGATAATATCCGGCGGCAACGATGCACTGATGCAGTTTTTCTGCCTGTCTTTTCCATTCTTCAAAATCACTTGTAATAAAGATGGAATAACCGTCTACTATCTTATCAAGACCTTTGTACTTTTTAGCGATAGCTTTTAAGAAAGCTTGCTTTTTGCGCATCTCTTCCTCTCTTCTAAGCTTTTCTGCAAGTTCTTCTGCTTCACGCTTCAGGCGCTCTTCTTCTACAAGCTTTTCATGGAAAGCGTGCAGATCAGAAGGATATAACCAGTATTCGTCATGGCTGTCGTGCTCGCTTCTATAGAGCATGCGCATATAATCCTGATATTCACTCATAAGCTCATTGAAATACATTGAAGCAGTGTAGCCTTTTGGCCTTTTGGTCTTGTTCTGAACTTTTACAAGATACTTATAGTCTTGATAGCTTATTACAGGCCACCAGGCTTTATTGTTTGTTGAGCGGTGGTAAGAAGGAACAGCCTGCAGGTATTCCCCATATTCCTTTGGGCTGTCTGCCTTCATTGCCTGCCTTAATTCCTGTAAAGTCAGATTTTTGAATTGTGGATTCTGTCGCATAAAAAGACATGTTGCTTTGCGGTTGGCTTCTGTAAGTCTCCAGAAGCTCCTGTTCATGCCAACGCGCTCAAATCCTGCCTGCAGCATAAGTTCTAATTCCTTATGCTCAAGCCAGATTATGAGCTTATCCATGACTTCCCTTTTGCTCTTAAAGTTCCACTTCTGAAACATATAGATGAAATCAGGATATAAGTCGCAGATAATGTCTTTTTCTTCCTGAGTGATCGGGTCGCTGTCTCCTATAAGGCGTCGTGCTCTGTCTGCACTAAAACCTTCTTCTTCTGCTATTGCTTCTGAATACCAGTAAGAATTGCGGTTAGGATTTATAGGAAGCCCCGGAAATGCTACAGAGTAACCTCCAAACATACTTGTGTACAAGTTCTGTGAATAGGCTTCTCCGGCATCGTTTTCTTTGTATACATCGACGTCATACCATTCCCCGTGTTTTCTGTCATGCCATGCGGCATTCAGCACGCGCCAGATATAACCTTCTTCATATACAATTCTGTCCGACCAAGATGTTACCTGATGCATACGCCCTCCTATTCAAAATCAAATAAAAGGCCGTTGCCGTTTTCGTCATAATGAACCGGATCAGATGCAGCTTCCTGCGGTTCGGCTTCGCGTGGATTCGAGCTTCCCTCGTTTTCGTTGTCCGCCTTTTCAGGTTCCGTTTCTGCCTCGGTTTCCACCGCCCCGCAAGTCTGCGCTTCTTCTTCTGGTTCCCCACCAAATACTTCAAAACCGTATTCATCGGTCTTGATCCCACCCTCTTGTGCCTGTGGCATGGCTTTGTTTTCTTCTGCTTCTTCAGATTCGCGTGGATTCGAGCTTCCTGAGTTTTCGGTGTCTACTCCGGTATTTTCCGGCGGTGTTTCTGCCTCAGTTTCCTCTGATTCAGCAGTTTCTTCTGCCTGTGCCTGTGCTTTTACTTCAGGAGGCTCGTCAGCTTCCTTTGGTAAAATGTCTATAAAGTAATCCCTCGCCATTTTGAAAACAACAGCATCTTCGATGCAGTATGCGTTACCTTTTCCAATAGATTTAACGCATTCTCTGATGAAGTTATAACAGTCGTTTATCTTCTCAGGGCGATAAAGGGTTTTAAGGGCTTCGTCTCTCTGACTAAGCTCTTCCAGATAGTTCTTGATTCTTTTAATAGGGTCTACTTCGCCAACCTGTATGGACTGCAAGTAAGCCTTATAATCCGTTTTTGCCATTTGAACTCCTAAAATTTCTGACTATAAAACTCCTGCCACATGGGCAATTCTTTTTCCAGGTAATACTTAGCAGAAAGATAATTGTCATAAGACACATCCTTATACTTAGTTATTACCCCACCTCTTGCTATATGTTTTTCCCAGCGCTTTATGTCCTGCCGGCACTGGTCAATAACTGCTGCCATTAGAAGCTTTACGCCATCGCTGTTCAGATGTTCAGGAAGGCCTTTTTTAGTTTTTACTTCAGGCTTTTTTTTGCTCATAAGCCGTTCTTTATACTCCCTGTAGTAATTACTGGAATATTGCCTGTAGTATTCACGGTGCACATCCTGATAACCTTTTTGATACTTGCGATGCTTCTCGCGTTCCCTTTCAAGATGCTGATAATACCAGCGCCTTTTAGGGCTCATTTCACTAAGCTCCTGCGCTGTCGGTATCCTTCGCATTTGCTGCATCCTTATGTCTTTGAGCTGCCTGCTCTTTTCCCTGAACAAACCAGCGGAAATCCTCTAAACGCTTAAAACGTTCTTCTGATAAAGGACGAGAGCTTTCTTCTACGCTCATGTATCTCATTTTATTTTCAAAACCTTCGCTGGCATGAATGAAAATATCTGCATCAACAGACTTATCGCCGTCTATTTCGCGATAAGCTTTTGCAAGGTCCTTACAAAGTTCTTTCATTGCAAGATAATAGGAATATTTTGTTATTGGTTTATTCATACACTCTGCCCTCCCAAGCGCTTGTGTTTGTTAGCCCATTTTTCCAGATCTTCAACAAGATAGAGCCTTACGCTGTTCATCTTGAAATATGGAAGATCTTTAATGCTGTATAAGGTAGTCCGCCCTATAGACAGCATTTCGCATGCCTGCTTTACCCTGACACAGATAAGCTGCCTCTTTTGCTTACCTTTCATTTTTGTTTTCCTCCGGTAAAAGACGGGAATAAGAGAGTGCCGATTTATCAGAAATTGCAGAACGGATAATCCTGCACTCTCCTTTTCCCTAAAGATGTTTTATGACAGACGCAATCGACGATTGCGGTAAGTCCGAAAGGAACGGTGCAGGAGCCTTGGGTCTTTGGATGAGAGCCCCTGCACCGTAAAAAAACAAACCCTCTCACCGGCCAAGCGAAAACCAGTTCGAGGGTTGCTATATTCATTGCGCCACCCGCCAGAGCAGCACAAATAAATACCTATATCATTCGCTTGTTGAACATTCTTTTACTTAAAGCTGTCAAGGCTTTAAGTAAACCTGCTACTATAGTAGCAACGCAATACAACATTTGTTGTTTCTTGATATTATCTTAATCTACATTTGTTGTTCTGTCAACAAAAATCGTCAACATTTGTTGTTTTTTTTCGATTTTTAACATAGAGGTGTTATATGACAGAAACAAACGGATTGCAGATCGTAAAGAGGATTGATGATGAGCTCAGGTACAGAGGGGAGACAAGAGTTGAACTCGCGAAATTTCTAGGAATAAAACCTCAGAATATTTCAGCATGGTATACTCGCGGTACAGTTCCGGCTGGTGATATATGTCTTAAAATTGCAGAATATTTAGGCATATCTATTGAATATCTCATAAATGGCAAAGAGCCAGGCTCTTCTCAGGAAGAACACTGGCTCTTATCACAATGGAAACTTTTGACAGATGAACAAAAAAGCAACATCCGTGTTTTATTAGAAGCTTGGAAAGATATTCGCCAAAAAGATGAAAAAAACAATTCATCGCAAGCTTAAAAATCATCACTTATAAATCATTTTAAGAGCGCCCCGAAAACTTCAGACTGCGCAGCTGTAATCCTTTTTACATCTTCTGCAGTCTGATGGCTTGCGTAATGTTCAAGCATTTCAAGTGTCTTGTGGCCCGTCTGGCTCTGCAGAGCTTTCTGGTTTACACGATCCGCCATGTAAGTAGTGTAAAAGTGTCTCCAGGCGTGAAAAGTCATTTTCTTTGCATCCGCTTCTGACATTCCGGCCCTTATAAGAGCCTTTCGGAAATATGTCAGAAACAGCTTGCCATCTATAGGCTTATCAGGCATAAGGCCCCAGAAAATAAAGCCTGATCCGTTTTCATAAGGGTTGCTGTCTGCAAGTTCGCGAAGCTTATCCATCAAAAACGGGAAGGCAACATAGACAGTACGCTCTTCTGTATTCTTAGTGCATTTCAAACCGTCTTTTGTGTTATAAGAATGGCGCACATAGATGCAGTCATCTCCAAGATCATCTTGTGTGAGTGCAAGAATTTCACCGCATCTCATTCCGGTGCACATTGCCAGCATAGATGCAATGCGGGAATATTCATTATCCCATTCTACACGAAAAACACTGCGAGCCATTTCCATAGTCAAAATTACCCTGCGCTTATAAACTGTCTTATACATAATCCAGCCGCGTGTAATATCGCGGGGAATAAGCTCGTTATTATAAGCCCATTTAAGCGGAGTAAGGACCGCGCGGAGTACATGGTTTTTTGTGTTTCCGCTCAAGGTCATTTTATCGAGCCTGTCAAACTGCTTCTGGATGTCTTTTCTTCCAAGTTCGCCGAGCTTCTTGTCTCCAAGAATTTCAAGCCAGTGGTTTGTAATAAAGGTTGTAGAAGTCATAAGGTGCTTCTTGTGGACGGTCTGCCCTTTGCGGTCCTTTTCCCTCAGATACTGAGACTTTTCAGGATTCCAGAAGTCTATAAGCCACTGAAGAGCCGGAACATTCAGAATGCCGTTATCGTTCAAGACATACCCCGATAAAAACCCTTTGCGCTGAAAGTCCTCCAGAAACTGCTCAACATCCTCTTTTGTGTAGGTAGATTTTCGGAGCGTGTCATAAAGAGAGATTGCATCCAGCTTGTCCGATTTTTCGTTGTACATGTCCCAGGCTTTGCGAAGTGCCCTGTTGTAGGTCTTTTCTTTGGTAGAAAGCCATGACATGAATTTGCCTGTGCGCTCGTTACGGAAACGAACATAATAATAGGGAGACCGGTCCCTGGTGGTAAGAGAAAATGGTAGTTTTTGCATTGTGCTGCACTCCTTTAATTATTAAGGTTTGCGCTGCACACTTTTTGGCGGGTGGCTTTTTGCAGTTGTGTACCACTTTGTGTACCACTGCACCTTTTTGAGCTTCTTTTAAGACCCCTCTAAAAAAGAAACTCCGTAAATCCTTATATTATAAGCATTTACGCGATGATTCCGATGCGACTCGAACGCACTACCTGTTGCTTAGGAGTTTGGTAAATTCTTGTCCGCATCGGTTCGCAAGTGTGCAAAACCCTTAATAATTGCATATTTTACAATGATTTATCGTGTTTTTCAATGTATTTTGTTCATAACTGTTCAGGAGTGTTCAGTGTTTGTGTACCACTTTTGTGTACCACTTTTTCCTGGTGGCAGATGTCCCTACCATCATTCTTTATAATGGTAAAGCTGTACTTTGATGGCAGAACTTTTTCAATTTCGACATTGTAATATTCTGCCAGTATCTTCCTCACATCTGCCTTACTCAAGACAATTGCTTCAGTCATTGCTCTGCTCCAGCTGTGCCTGAAGTTCATTGATGCGGTCCCTTACTGCCTGGCGCTGTGCTGAAAGCTCCTCATAATCGTAAGGATCAGGTTCACCTTTAAGGCGTGCCTCGTAAATCTTCACGATCTTCCAGTCTCCTATAGGACTTGTAGGAGCATCAAGACTTGAAACAAGAGCTCGGATTTCTGCGCTTATAGCGTCATTTTCCATTTCTTCTGGTTGTGTGTTCTGCTGATTTTTTGACATTCTTTTTTCCTCCAAAAAGTTCTTTATATAAAGCGTCTGTTGTTCTTACGCTTAAATATGAATTGTATCTTACGATGTTTCCGCGCCAGCTTTTGTACTGTTCCTTTGCCTGTTCTACCGTGATGCGTTTCCTGTTCACCAAACCCTTAAGCTTTTTGAGTTTTCTTCTTTCACGCACGATTGAGCATCTGGCCGGAATAACAAGAATTCTGCCGGACGATTTTAAGACATAACACATCTTTAAGAATGTAAATCCTTTTTCGAGCTTTACAATCTGAGTTTTCTTTGAGTTGATCTGTATTCCCATCTTCCTGGCAACCTGTTTGTATTCTGCCAGGAGCTGGCGCAAAAACTCTTTGTCATTGTGGATGATATAGGTATCGTCCATATATCTGCCATAGTATTTACAGCCTTTTACTATCTTGCAGAAGTTATCAAGCTCTGTCGGATAAAATATTCCGGCAGTCTGAGAGAGCTGACTTCCAATTCCTACGCCTTTTTCTCCAAAGGTTGATATAAGGTATTTTACAAGCTCGATGATTCTTTCATCGTCTATCTTTTCTGCGATTTTCTGCAGAAGCATCTGGTGCGGTATGTTATCAAAATATTTTGAAAAATCTATAAGAAGCACAAAGCCTTTGTTTCCGTGTTTACGGTGATATTTCTGCAGATGTACTTTTAAGCGGTCTCTTGAAAACTGAATGCCCTTTCCTTTTACGCTTGCAGCATTGTCATAAATGAGAGACTTGAATAAAATTGGATTCAAAACCTTATCGCACAATGTTCTTTGCACTACTCTGTCTGCAATGTTCATTGCCTTTATGTGTCTTTTCTTTCCTCTTTCGTTTAAGTCAAACTCAAAGAAAGGCTTTTGCTTATAAGTTCCGTTTTCAAGCTCTGTTTTCAGGCAGCTTAAATTCTTGAATAAGTTTGCTTCAAAATACTGAACGCTTGCCTTCCAGTCTGTACCTTTCCGGCATTTGATATAGGATTCATAGAGATTATCAAGGTCTGTCAGTTTTTCAAACTCATTCATAATAAAAACTTGGGCAGATGTTTACAGCCGTGCCTGACTTATCAGACGGCATCATCCACGCTTATTCGCCTTTTACGGCAAGGATGACACTTCCTTCGCGATTGTGCGCGGATTAAAAATCCATTGCACACGATTTCAAATCGGGGACGAACATAATTGTTCGCATTCGACGCGTTGTTGTAGTTCGCATTGCCATTGTTGTTCACATTGCAGAAGTTAGCAGCAGACGCTATCAAGCATCACCCTGTTTTTCTTTTCTCCTCTTGTTGTCAGACTGTCTCCAGCCTTTTAATAAGCTCTCTTCTCGGTCCAGAGCTTTTAACAGATCTTCTGTAAACTTAATGCTTACATTAAAAATCTCTTTTATGTGTGCAATTTCCGTATAAATAATCTGCACCTGACTTATTGCAAGATTCTGCTGTTTTCTCCGCTCTTCCCATTCAAAAGGTAAAGTCGGATTAAGCTTGTTTGCAACGGTAATATATAAAACAAGCCTTGCGGTGTAACCGGCAATAAGCTCCTGTTCATGTTTTATATACCATTCAGGATATTCGCCATTGTAGGTTTTATTTAAGTTTACACTGTACTTTTCAAATATGCTGTCAATCAGCTTCTGGTCATCCTCGGTTATGTTCTTAATTACCTGGCGCACACTACGGTAACTCTTTTTAAGTCCAAACTCACGGATTAACCATTCATCAATAAGTGTGCGGATTCTTACGGCGTTTTTGTAATACTCCATCTTACTTAAATCTCGTAAACCACTTGGCACACTCATCTTTTTATCTGATCTCCTTTTGTCATAAACTTATTCTTTTGCATGTGCTCCGCGCCCTCTCGGGCACGGAGATTAAGGCGGCGCTTACGCTGCGATTACGAAGCGGGGACGAACATAAAGGCTCGCAAGCGACGCGTCGCCGCAGTACGCAAAGCCACCGTCGCCCACAAGGCAGAAGCGAGCAGCAGACGCAACATCCTTCAGCCAGTAATACGAGCTTCTGTTGTTGATAGCTTTCTTAGAGAAAAGAAACAGAGGCAGCTGTTTACAAGCTGTTCCTGTATCATATCCTGAAGAGCTCCAAACGGTAGAGCCGTAAACTTCAACTTCGCTCATTAAAATTGCCTGTTCGCTGGACCATTCCCATCCGTTTGAACATCCGCTTGCTGCTCCCAGCCTGTTGTAGCCGGTTGCATTTATTGCATTGCTTATCAATTCTCTTGTTGTTTTAAGATGGCTGCCAAATTCTGCATAAAGCTGCTGGTTGATTGTGGCACCGCTTGCGGTACTTCCCTGGCTTACTACAGCGCCGATTGTTGCAGTTCTCATTTCGCTTGATTTATAAGCGCCGGTTGTTGAGTTTGTACTGTTCATTCTCTTTCGACCAAAATGGAATGAACCTGTCTCACCTTTTCCTGGAACCATGACAAGATGGTTATAGTCCATACTGATATTATCACCGTTACCTCTGAGCGAGTTAATTCCGGCAATTGTTACCCATTGAGAACCTGTTACAGCATACTGTGAATCCTGCTCAGGTGCAGTAATTGCCCGCGACATCTGGAAGAAGTCTCCGACATAAATATCTTCAAACAGTGCAAAGCCGTCTGTTCCGTTTAAGCGCTTCCAGAGTGTACCGTCTGAATAATAAGCAGTGATGTCTTTTCCCAAAACTCCACCAACCCAGCGCGGAACATTATGATCCTGCTCGATGTGGTTTTCATTCAAGACAACCCACTTCTGCTGGCGTGTTCCACTAATAGTTACATCAATGTATTTAAGATGAAGCCAGGAGCCTGCAGCAGTTGCCTGGAGAGTTTTTCCGGTCAAAGGTGCAAGCGGCATTGCGCCTGTTCCTGCAAAATTCATTGTAGGTGAAACCGCACCGTCTCCGTTTGTCATGTAAACCAGAACCTCACGCCCCGAAACCAGACTAAAATCAGGACATGTGTCTGTTACCAAGGATGCAGTTTTTGCGGCAGTGCTTGCAGCAGTTGTACAAACTCCTACCGGAATAGACTGCAAAAGCGCCTTGCTTACACCCTTATCTGAATCGCTTGAAGTTCCTGGAGCATGGCGCACCTGGAACATGTCTGAATCTGAAAGTTGAGCAAGAGAGAGCCTCTCGCTCGACGTACCGCCCTTAAATCTTGTGTTAGGCATTTGATTTTTCCCCCATTATATCTTTGATTTTTTTAGCTTGTACCGCGTCTGCCGGTGGTGCAGATGGCATTACAGGAGGCATCTGTCCCATTTCCCTCTGTTTAATAAACTGAGTTGTAAGATTTGCCGACAGAACCGCATAAGGTTCCAACAGCTTAAGAACCATTGAAACCTGCTCCGCGGTCATTGTGAATGTAAATTGATTGTTCATATAAATAATGTCAGATTTAAAAATCTAATATCTGAAAAACCAATTGATTAGTTCCTAAACCAGAAGGCGGTGTACAACCAGTTATTTTATATCCATCGTAATGTATTCTCATAGGTCCCATATCCACCACTTCTGTGATATGAGATAAAGTTATATTATTATTTGAGAATAAATCAATTTTAGCATTTACTGTATGATACCTCTGCATCATACCTCCAACAAAAGTTGCATAACCATAGCTTGAAAGTACACCAATATAACAAGGTGTAACTGTTGTACGAACATCAGAACCTGAATATTGAACTGTATTTTTTATAGATATAACTAACAAGCCGGAAACAAAAGGAATATAATCTCTATAATCAATACTCTCTGTAACAACTCTTCCCAAACCTCCACCAAAGCGTCCTTCATAAGCCTCTATTATTCCATCTGCTGAGATCTTAAAACCAGAGCCCGATTCTGAATAATTAGAACTTCTTATGCTTCCTGTTGATGAAATGACAATTTCTTCTGCAAATAAGCTCTCAACATCAATAAGCCCCGTAACAATCTTACCATTTTCAATTACAGTATAATTGCGAGTAATACCTGTTGCAGCAATGTAATCAGCAAGAATTCCATCTGCATAAGTTTTTGCACCGTTTGCCTTTGTTGTTGCATCGCTTGCAGCTGAGGAAATAGCCGCACTCTGCGCATCTGATGCATACCCTTGAGCAAGTAAATCTTCTGCAGCAATCTTGTCATTTACTTCGCCGACGGTGATAAGGGAACCGGCATTGATTACGCCTGCAGTAACAAGCTCAATGAAAGCCTGGTTCGCAACAAGCATATCGGCATAGATACTGTTAGAAGTAAGGTGATCAAGATACTCCCAGGCATAAGAATTGTTGTGCTCTAAGTCAGCGCCGGCAATTCCTAAAACATCAGGCAATACAAAGGTACTGTGGCCGACATCATTGTCAGGTTCCCACTTCCAGGCTTTATTCGGACCAATATATTTATAAACCTTTGCCTGCTTGAAAACACCTTCGCTGGAAAGTGTGGATTCTGCATTTGCGCCGCTCCATACAAAATAATCATTCAGGTTTGCGCTGTTCGGAATATTGGCAAGGCTTGAAATCATTCCAAGATAGATGCCCTGAGTAAGTCCGAAATATGAGAACCAGATATTGTAAGTGTACTGAGTTGATGCGTTCTCCAGGTTCATATAGTTTGCATCATTTTCATCTACATAAGTGTTGCCGTTTTCGTCCTCGTACTGTTCATAGGCAACAACAGGAGTGTAAATTACAGGAATTGCAAACTGGCCGGAACGGACAATAGCGCCTTCTGCAATGTGGAAAACAACCTTACCGCCGACAACTTCATAAGTCCAGCCGGATGGAACATTTATTGTGCCGATAGAAAAGGCCCGCTCTTCCCAGCCCTGCTGTACTGTAATCTGAGTTTCTACAGTCTGAGCGGTAACTACATTTCCAAGCTCGTCTGTTTCTACAACAACGCTTGTAACATCGGCATTTACTGCAATAGGCATTTCCAGAAGCTTATAGGCGTTGATTAAATCTTCCTGCAGAACGTTCATGTCCTGGCGCAGTTTTGTAATATCGTTTACATTTACACCTCTGTTTCCTTCCTGTGGACGTGTTACATTGCTTTTATATGCCGGAATAGGTCCGCCATAAGAGTAAACATCTGGATCATAATTGCGGAGTGTTAAAACATATCCACTCTTGCCGTTTGGCTTTATGCCGTAAATCTTCATTGTGTGAGTTACTTTTGTAAAGCCGTGGTTTGAATCCAAAAGTCCAAAAGACAGATGGTTTCCAAGAGTTGGTACAATTAAGCTCTGATCCGGTGTAAGAGGAGCAGAGAAAGCAAGTGTTCTTGTCTGTCCTGTTCCGGTTACTTCTGCGCTGATGAGCTTAAAGCCGTAATCGTTCATTGCCTGGATTACAACGCCATAGCGTGAACCGGAAACAAAATCTACTGCATCTGAGATGTCGATTTTTGTAATCTGATTTGATGTATTGTAATAAACATGCTTGATAACGCTTGAGCGGAGGCCCTGCAGAAGCTGTGGAAGCTGCATCAAAACTGTTGAATAAAGCGGATAAAAGTCTCCCTCGCTTCCTACATCAACTTCCATTGTCTGAGGCATGAGCTGAATTTCTCGGAGCTTTCTCTGTGCAAGTTTGTAAGCGTGGTTGTAAGTTGTTACATAATCAAGCGCAAGTGAATCAACCTGATCTGTTTCGTAATCATAAGAGCCGCCATCGAGCATTGAATAGAAGGTGTCTACGGTCCAGCTGTCGCGGTTAGTAAAGGTTACTTTTTTACCATCAAGCTTACGAGCAAGGCTCTTGCTCCAGGTCATTGAAATAATGTTTTCGCTGTTCAAAAGCGCTACAGGGTTTGTTTCTTCCTTATCGATGCACACTTCGAGCAAACCGTCTGAATTGATGATAAGAGTTGAATTACAGATAGTCAGAAGCTTTTCGATAAGGTCTTTTTTCTTGATGCTTTCTGAAACAATTCCATCGCAGTAAAACTCATTTATGGCGCAGTAATCATGCAGTGTCCCGAAAGAAGGCAGATAGATTTCATCATCATCAAACTTTGAAGGCTCGTGAATGTCGGTTGTTAAAACTTCAAGAATCCAGTCTGCAACGTTTCTTGTCGGTGTCTTTGTCTGGCTCCAGGCGTTGTTGCTCCAGGTTCTTGCGAGACCCTGAGAATATACATGCAGTTCATCGAGCATGTTTTCTGTTGAATCGTTTGCAATGATTCTGTAAGCAACGCGTGTAATCTTGTCTTTAAGCTGATCTTCAACTACATAGCATGGTTCAAGTGTATTTGCAGAAGAAAGAGCCGCATCATAACAGAAAGTCTGATACCACAAAAGGCTGCAGTCCTCCTGAGTGCCCGATTCTGCCTTTGGTGTTTCTTTTACAACCTTAATTAAAATATCTTTGCCATAGCTTTCCTGAGCCGTAAAGTTTTTGGTTGCAACAAAGCGGATGGTCTTGTTTGAATTCTTTGTAAAAGTGTTGTTTGTTGAGCCTTCAAAAGTGAACTCGTTCCAACTCTGGCCGCCATCATTAGACCAGTAAGGACGTACAACAGCGGTTCGCTCGGTCCATACTTCATTTTCTGAATCGTAAGAACGGAGGCAAGAGAAGGCAATACAAACCTGAATCTTATACGCATTACTTGCTGCCTGAACTGTAACAGGCACTGCATCCTGTCCGTAATCGTGCTTAAGCTCTGCGCCGGAATAAGTTGAGCTTACCTTAAAATTGCAATTGGTAAGCGTCATGTCCTGCCCTGGCTGTCTTACTTCTGCGCGACCTTCATAAACCTGTGAATCAAAATCAACCTCGCCGGAAATTCCACTCTGATCTGATACAAGAGTTTCATTGCCGATTAAAATGTCTGTAACTTTCTGTGCGCCATATCCTGCAGAGAAAACTGCATTGTAATATGAATTAACGCCGTCTGTTCCGTCGATGCTGTAAAATCCGTTTGTAAGGTTGTATGGCGTATTGTAAACGCTTCCCATAACAAACTGAACAGGATTTCCAAGCGCATTTTTATTTTTTGCACCGCGGATGAATGGAAGCTGTTGAGCCTGCTGCGCCTGGTTCTGTGCATTGCGCTGCGCCTTTTCCATTTCCTTACGGGCTTCTTCTGATTTTTTGTTTGCATAAACAGTAGCGCCGACACCTACACCGACTGCAACAACTGCAACAGCAACTGCAACAATTGCAATAGTAGTAACAGCGCCAGGAACCTTGCGGACGTAAAGAACATCATCCGGCTGCACCTCGTAATTTTCATCAATGCGGTTTCCGGCTTTTAATACAAGAGAATGTTTGAAATTGATTTCTGGAAATATGTCTTTAAGTTTGCCGTTTGCGTTATAGTTAGTATGTTCTGCAGTTAAAGTGTCGTAGACGCTGATTCTTCCCATTCTGGTACCTCGTAGATATTACGGAGCATCTTTGTGTAAATGGGTGAGATTTTAACTCCCTGATTAGTTGTAGCGTGTATCATTGTACGCTCATCCAGAGCAACGGCAATATGAAGCTCGCCGGCTTTTTCCATTTCCAAAAGTGCACCTTCCTTAATAAAGTCAGTTTTATTTAAGTTCAGCGTTGGTGCAAACTTCTGGGCAAGCGCCTGATCGTGATTTTCATAAACAACATCTTCAAGACGTCTGTGGAGCCGCTTCTCTACTTCTATGCAAAGCCCGTAACAGTCATATCCGTTATGATCGCGCCCACCGTCTTTATAAGGTATTCCTATAAGGTCCGAAACATCTATCATGCATTACCTTTGTTTAAGTCCGTATCGTATTTGTAAACAGTAAACTGCATATCAAGGCGGCCATCGTTTTCAAGCGTAAAGTTGATCTCGTTATTGTCTCCCATTGAGATACTGCCATAGAAGTGCTTATAAGACTTGATTTCCTGAACTTCTGAACCGTTGATGATTCCCACTACCGTGAGCATATAGCGGTAGTCTGCCTTGTCTATCCACTCAACAAGATCAGCATTGTCTATTGCGGAAATATTAAGGGAACCGCCGCCTCCCAGGGAATCCGGTCTTGTGTAGTCAAAGTTTGCAGGACTGTATGTTTCATTGTTAAAAACAACATTCTGATTATTGTTTACAAAGCGGAGGGTTCCTGCAACCGGATGAGAGAGCTTTATAAGGTACTGCTTGGCGTAGTTTCCACCGTCAAAAAAAAGGCGATATATCTGAGCCGCTGTCATTAAAGCACCTCCTGAATTTCCATTGAGAGTGTACGCGTTGTCTGATCCGTGTCATCAGGGTTTGGAACACTCTTAAACTTGTAATATCCGTTGCCGATTGCAGAACAGGTAAAAGCGTTTGCAGTCTGTCCCAAAACATCATTGAACCAGGTCCAGAAGGCAGCAAGCTCTGTATGAGTTACCTGAAGCTTGAGCTTGTAACTCATAAGCTTTTTTGTGTTTATCTGCCAGGCAACGCGGCGCCCCGAAAGGAAAGACACTTCTTCTGTATTTTCAATCGGCTGGTCGTTGCCGGAATAAAATCTTGCATTAACTGTACTTGGCCATGTACTTACTGTCATATAAACTCCTTATAAAATGGTTACTCCGTTTTCACGGCTTTGAGCAATCTGCATGCTCTGTGTATATGTGCCCTTTTCCATTTCAGATGAAACAATCTGATTTATAATTACGCGAAGTCCATCCGGCGAAGGTTGAGCACTTGCGCTTACCTTATCGCTCGCGTTGTTTTCAATTGTGATAGGCATGTTTATTACACCGCCAGCACCACCACCATTTGCAGTTTTCCAGAGCTGTGCCTGCTGCTGTGCGTTGAGGATCATCTCGCCGGAATTCACATTTGCCTGTACTCTGTCTCCTGAGTAGCTTGTGCCTGGAACAATACCACCGGTTGCAAAACTTGGAGACTTTGGCTTATTTGCAGTGATTGTTGCAATCTGAATTGCGCCGGATGCGGCAACAAGCGCACCTGTGATGATTCCGGCAATACCGCCCTGAGCAATTGCTTTTGCGACACCTTCTGCAATATTTGCAGTTGCCTGAACAAGGCTTGCGGACCATTCCCACATTTTAAGCTTATACTCTTCTCTTGCTGCTTTGCGGTCAATTTCCTTTTTCTTTTCGCAATATTCCTCATAAGAAATCAGCCCGTCAGTGTACTGCTTTGAAAGCTCTGTGAGTTCTTCCTGTGTCTGCTCTTCGTTGTTCTGGCGGGCAAGGTCGGTCATCTGCCCCGTAATATCAGCAAACTTTTCAACATAATCGCTTATGTTTGAAACAGTCTGCGCCATGTTGTCTTTCTGAGCCTGCTGTGCTTCTTTCTGCTGTCTGTTAATTTCTTCATCAATATTTTTCTGAGCATCAGCAAGCTTCTGTTTCATGGCAATTTCTTCTTCTGTGAGTTCTGCCTTCTGATCCAGATAAGATGCATAAATATCGAGCATTGTGCGCTGTGCTTCAAGAGTTTCTTTTTCCTCTGTCTGCCAGGCATCTACTATTTCTTCATAATGAGCCCATACATTCTGCTTTTCTTCTTCAGTTGCGTTTTCAATCTGTTCAATAATTTCAACGTTTGCTTTAGCCTGCTCGCCCCATTCCTTGATTTGAGCGCGAGCTTTTACTTCGTGGCTGTAGCCGCCGGAATTGCCCTTAAACTCTTCTGAGCTCATCATTTTTACATAAGCATTTACAGCGGTATTGAAAAGCTCCTGTGCTTCTTTTTCTTTGGTAATTTCTTCTCCGGCTTGTTTTCTCAGGCGGATTTCTTCTTTCTTCTTCTCAATGGTTTTATCGTATTCATCGCGGAGCTTGTCTCTTGCATCAATGGCAGCCTGAGCTTTTTCTTCTGCACTCAAAGCGGCGGCTGCTTGAGTTGCTTCTTCAAGCTTTGGAGTAAGTTCTTCAATTCTGTCTTTATTTGATTTGATGCGCTTATCCAGAACTGTTGTTGTGTAGCCCATTTCATAAGCTTCTGCATTAAGAGTTTTCCACTCTTTGGAAGCGTTTTTTACTGCAACATTCTGAGCAGCAAGATCTTCTTCAACCTGTGTAATTTCAGGATGCATCTTGATGAATTCTTCTTTGAGGTATTCTGCATTTGCCATAAGCTCTGCAGCACCGGCAGACATATCCTGATTTTTTTCGATGTAGGCTTCCATCTCTTTATTGAGACTGTCATAAGTTTTCTGTAATTGAGCCTGTTTTTCTTTTTCGCCTTTTACAAAATCATTCTGAGAAGTTGTCAGGACAACCTTATATTTTTCATACTGCTCATTCTGTTTTGTAAGAAGGTCTATTTCTGACTGAATTGTGTCTTTTGTACCCTGATCATCATTCTGAGCTATAAGGTTTAATTCTGCTTTAAATTCTTCAGCTTTTTTCTTGGCAACAGTCATTTTGCTTGTGATGCTGTCAAAGAAGTTGCTCAGAACATGTCCGACAGTATTCTGAAGATTAGCCCAGCCGGAACCTAAAACTTCCTTAAAATCACCGAGAGAGTTTTTGTATTTTTCCCAGCCTCCGGTCTGCTCTGTTATGGCTTTAGCCATTCCTGCATACTGCTCTTTTATAATTCTGATGGCTTCACCGTTTTTGAGTTCTTCTGTGGTAAGCTCTTTAATGCCTTTTATCTGCTTTCCCAAAGTTCCGGTTGTACCCTGAAGAGTACCGTTTAATGCAGAAACAGCCGCATCCATAGACATCATGCCAGATGCAGATAAATCTACAGCAGCCGCCATAATATCCTGAATTTCTGTCTGAGTGCGTCCGGCATTGGCAAGCTCTGCCATCATCGGCAATAATTCTTCATCGCCAATTTTTGAGATTTCCTGCAATTGTCCTGCATAAGCTTTAAGCTGAATTACAGATGCATCTGTCAGATAAGGATTATTTTTAGCGGCAGCCTGAAGCTGAACCTCTGCTTTCTGCTGTTTTTGTGCCAGCTCTGTATTTTCTTTTATGGCTTCATTTACTTTCTTAACAGCATTTACACCAAGACTTGCAGCTTTTGTTACAGCCATAAAACCTGTTGCAAGAGCTGTTACATCATTGGATTTCATTGACTTTGCAGATTTTTGAAGCTGATTTGCAAGTTTTTTAATTCCGCTCTCTGCTTCTTTTGTTTCTGCATCAAACTTTATCGTTACGTTCTTCTTGGCCATAGTTATCTCTTAAAAAAATGATTCGTTATAATAAAGTCAGTTATATAAGTATTATTTTGAAAAAAGAGCGTTGAAGGCTTCCAGGTCTTTGTCTATCTGTGCCTGATTTTCTGCAGGAAGCTCCCAGGCGTTCTTAAGCTTCTGCATGATTTTACCTTCTGGAGTTTTAGAGTTTCCGGTCCAGCCGCGCCAGCTCATTACTTCATTGAGCTTTGTGTTGTGAAGTCCTGTAAGAAGTGTTAAGAAAATATGCCAGTGCATCTGGACTGCATGGCCTTTTTCGTCTGTCTCTAAAAGGTTTATCCTATACTGCTCCATAAATGCAGCATAAATCAGATCGGCATCTATTTCGTAATCGAGAACTTTTCCGGTCTCTGCTCCAGGCGTTTTGCCTGGAAGTTCTGCTTTTGGCTGGAAGAATTCTAAAAGCTTTTGAAATGCTTTTTTCTTGTAAGCTGCAGGAGGCACTTCATCAATATAGATATAGTCTATATCGTCAATTACTGCGCCTTTTGTATTTACAATGCGCGAAAAATTGAGCCAGTCGCGGAAATCGGTTTTAATGAAAAAAAACTTCCCGTCCACTTCTATGCAGTCGGGAAGCTTTACCTTGGTAAGCGTAAGCATTAGGTTACAGAGTAAGAGCCTTCTGTGAAGCTTGAGATAGCTCCATCAGATACAGTTACATAACCCTTCTTCACTGTACCGTTGAAGTTTGTATCAAAGGTAAGTGTTGAATCAACGCTGTTCAAATCGCTCAAAGAGATTGTACAATCACATCTCCAGGCGGCGAAATGAGTGTGTGTGGCAGCAGTTGTGTCTACAGCTTCCTGGAAGAATACAAGAAGGATTTCCGACTTTGCATCTTCTCCTGTTGCAAGCTTGAAGAACTTACCGAAGATGAACTCATAATCATCATCGTCCTCGTACATAACAAGAGGAGTATTGAAAGAAGGATTATACTTCTTCAATTCAGAAGTCGGATTTTCATCACATATATAATCGTGTTCTTCCACTTCAGGGTTGAGATTCAGATCAAACGTAGCTGTTTTACAGATACGCATCCAGCTTGGAGTTTGTTTATCTACATACCCTGTCTCACTGTCAATTGCTTTGTTCAAGAACGGTGCAATCTGATGTTTCTTAACCATAATTTTAGTCTCCTATAATTGGTTTATAAATAAGGTCATATTGGAAATTAAAGTCTTGTTTCCGTTATGGTTGTAAGAGAAAGCTCAAACGCGGTCATCTGCTGTGCTACTGCTCCTGTATCTGGATAATACTGAATGCTGGTAATTTCGCTTTCTTCCTGGCTTCCAAAATCCGGCACCTTTGCCTGAGCAAGCCAGAAAGCTTTGGCATAGCGGCACATTCTTTTTATAAGAGTGCTGTAAACTTCTTTCTGAAACAGGAAAGTAACAGTAAAATCTGATCTTTGTGTTGTACCGTCAATAAAGCCAGGTTCCGGCTCCTGAGTTTCCGGCAAGATGGAAACAACAACCGGCACTTCATAGCGCGATAAGTCCACGGTCCCGAAAACTATATTTCCACTTGTTACTGCAGGAAGTGTGAGACCCTGTTCTGCAAGCCCCGCAAGTTCTGCATTTACATTATTCAAGATAAAATTCTTAATATCATTTGCTATCTGATCCATTTATTACCCCCAGTATTTTTCAAGTTCTTTATCAACCATTTTCTGCACTTCTGTCATATAAGCGCCGCTTTCTGCATACTGCTGTCCGCTCTGAACAAATCCTCGCGGTGCTATATGCCAGGAAGCAGCTCTCTTTGTCGGTCCGTCGTGTCCGTAAGAAAGTGTCATTGCCTTTGGAAAAATTGTCCTTCCGTTTCCGGTCAGAGCCTTTGGAAATACATTGGCCTCTGATCCGTCTTTCTTTACCTTATAAACATAAGCCTTTGCAAGCTCACCGGTGCGCCTGTGCAGATCGCTTGCGCTTATGGCAGCCTTAACCCTTTTTGCAGTTTCTTTGGCAGCAATGCGCAAAACACTTTTTCTTATAGCTTTTAAGCTCTTGTTAGTGCCTGCAAGAGCCTTTTCTACTTCTTCAATATCGACTTGTGTCTGAATCAGCTGTCCGCTCGCCATATACAATATCCTCTACTGTTTCGCCCCAGAGCTCCCATTCCTGGACTAAAGATTCATAATAGACCATAGTTAATGCCAGGTCTTTTACACTCTCAACCGGTGCAAGTTCTCTACGCACTGGCTTTGGCGGTAAAATGATTTCCGGTTCACTCTGTTTTGTGCTTTTGCACGATAGAATTGTTAGCATCAATAATGCCATTAACAATGTTATAAACTTCTTCATCATCCTGTGCTTCTCCGAGCTGGTTTTCGAGCTCCTGTTCATTGATTTTAATCTGCTGCAGTTCTTCTGCATGATTTACAAGATAGACAACATTCTTCTGTGCCTTATCAAGTTCTTTTTCCAGGTCTTTTATAACGTTTCTATGTTCCTTAAGCTTCTGGAACAGAGAATAAATGACAGATGCCATAATCAGAAAAACTACGGCAACTGTTAAAACTATTGTGAATGTGTTCACTCGCTACCTCCAAACCTTATGTCCTTTATCTTTTCCATGATTAAATTGAAATAAACAGGAACATAACAGCCAGCAATTGCAAATCCACTCAAAATAACATCAGTTATTTTAACAGGATCACCTCTAACAATAGCTGTAATAAAAATTGCAAGACATAAGCCTGCAATCCAAACGCTTGCAATGATCTGTCCGACTAAAGAAGCATCCTTTGCTTTAATAGTTTTCTTTTCCTTTACTTCTTCTGCCTTTACTTCTTCACTCATATTTCCTCCGTAGAAAAAATGACCCGCCGATTTGAGCTTCTTCGAGAGGCTTGGCGGGTTCAATTATTATTTTGTTGAGGCTTTTTTCGGTATCAAGACAGGAAGTATACTTACAATAAGCGCAACAAGTCCAAATACCGCCGTAATTACAGTTGTAACAGTGTCTTTTGCAATTCCGGCAATAGACAACAGGAACACACCTACAATGATACCAATAATCGAAGCATAAAGTTTCCAGTCTTTCTTTTCTGCCTTCGCAATGATTCCACTGACACAACAAGCCAGACCTATAGACCAGCCTGCAAGCTCAATCCAATCTGCAACCGGAATTTTTGTAAACTCTCCAATTGCTGTAGACAAAACAAGGACAATAAGTCCAACCCAAACTAAAATGTTTTTCATAAATCCTCCTACTATTTAGCAAGCTTTATAATTCGGGCGGTTACTGGCCGCCCTTTATCTACACACTGTGAGTAAACAAGCGGATTAAACTTAATCATTCCGTTTTCTACTCCTACCCAGTGGCTTTTACCTTTGTAGTCATAGCGTACCGGTGTACGGTTTTTAATGCCCCGCAAATTGTTTATATCTTTGAATTCAACGGTTATTTTGCGCCCTGTAAGATGTTCTGCAGCTTCTACCCATTTGACTGTACAATCTTCTTCAATGGCTTTTACCTTAATAAGATCGTTTACAGTTTCAATTGCCTGGTAATCATCAGGCTCTATTCCAAGGCACCACAAGAGAACAAAGGCGCAGCATCCGTAACGGCTTATTGCTTCGAGCCTCTGTGGTGTAATGTTTTTGGAAAATTCTTCTGCTTTAGTCTGTGGATGATCCATTAATTAACTCCCAGCTTTACCAAAATAAATGCAACAAACCCCGAAACAATGGCGGCAACAAGAGGATTAAGCCAGCGATCTACACTCTTGTCAATTTTCTTTTCGAGTGCAGAAATGCGGAACTCCTGCTGTTGGGTCTGCGATAAAAGGTTTGTTACCTGGTCCAGCTTTGCTTCTATCTGTGTAAGGCGATATTCAATAGTTTCTTCGTTCATACTCCCTCCTAAAATCTGCGCTTATACTGTGCAATCTGCTTTAAGAAGCGGTCTGCTGTAAAGTTATTGAAAACGCGTGAGCCGGTATCTGCAAAGGTTGTAGAGCTTACGGCAAGGTTTCCGCCTGCGCTTTCCCAGAGGAGTGAAGCAAGCTGTAAAGCTGTTGTTTTGATGATTTCCGGCACTGCCTGATAGCCTGCCGTGAATGTGAGTAAATATCTTGAACCTTTATGAAATCTTGAGCCATCTTTGAAACAGATGTAGTTTTCTGATTCAATTTCAAGTTCTGTAGGACTGTGAATTTCACCGTCAATTGAGAATGAGGAAATAGCACCAACCGGCCAGGCACATAAAGCGGCAAGCTTTCCGCCATCGCCTTTTATTTCCTGAGTATAAGTCTGAAGCTCTGGATCGTAGCCCAGATAATCGCGCACCTGTTCCATTGCTGCAGAGCAGTAACTGGCCGGCGATGTATCACTCTGCTCTACAGTCTTATCCATGAACTTCTGGAGCATTGCGCTAGTTATGAATGTCATTTTTTACACCTCTTCTTCTGTTTCTGTCTCCGGAGCCTTATCTTTTGCCCCGTAAAACTTATTCAATGGAAGTCCGTCCCATTCAACTTTTACGCCATGAGCGGCAATATAACCGATGCAATAAGCAAGCGTTGGTCTTGCTTCCTGGTATTCATGTTTGGCCCACATCTGGCAACCGACAAGCTTAATGTCCTTATAACCTTCAAGCCATGCATAAACCAGCAATGCGCTTATGGAATTGTTTATAGGAAGTCCTGTCTCATAAACTTTTGCAGGAAGCTCATAGGTAACATTCTCATGCTCTACCTTAATGCCATGAAGTTCAAAATATCGGTCAGCGCCTTTTCTGGCATCAGTACCGAGCATCCAAAGCTCTGTGCCTTTTGCCTTAAAATCGTCAGCTGTAGTTTCGCCTCTGTTTGCTTTTCCGCAGATTATCAGTCTTTTCATAATAAAAAAGTCAGATTAAACAAAAACCCCCGCCGGAGGAGCGAGGGCAAACTTACATTCAGGGCGAAGGAAGTTTTTCTATCTTTACAGGAGCGACTGTTAAGATGCTTTTTCAACAAGGCCGGCTTTTTCAAGGTCTTTGAAAATATCTTCAGGAACCTCTGCAACCTGGTGAGGCTGGAAAGTTCCGTAAGATGCACAGATTACAGTTTTGAACTTTGCTTTTACCATTTTAGAAGAGTGTACTTCTTTTTCCTGAACTTCTTTTGTTTCAGGTGCCTGTTTTTCTGCGTTTTTTTGTGCTGTAGCCATATTCATTTCCTCCCATACTACATTACAACCGTGCCTGTTCAGGTAATGTACCAGCTGGACCACGGTTATCCTCTGCTGAGGATATTCTTTTATAATCATCGGACAACCTAAAAGCGTGATATTTTTATAGCCGTGAAGCCAGGCATAAATCATCATTCCGCTTATAGTGTTGCTCGGCGATATTCCGCTTTCATTGTAAATAACTTCATCGTCAAACTTGGTTATTACGTTTTTGTGTGGAACTTTTATTCCGTGAATTTCAAAATATAAATCTGCTCCTTCTCTTATATCAGTACCGCAAAGCCATACTTCATCAGTCTTGTTCATCCGTAATTTTTTTACGGGAATATCCTGATTAGCTTTTCCGCAGATTATTAAATTGTTCATATTAAAAAAGTCAGATTAAAAAACAGCCCTCACAGAATCTGCAAGGGCTGTTATATCAGGCAGAGCGCTTACTACGAAGCGTTGTAAACTGCCTTAAGGCGGGCAAAGGCCTGTGGATCACAAGGACAACCATCGGCGAGTGTGTGGCCAAAGATACCAACCTGATTCTTTCCAGCAAAGAGCTGATCAGCAACGGTGATTTCAATGTCCTTCCAGTAAGCAAACTTGTATTTGCTCATATCGCCGAGAACGATCATGTAAGAGTTTGCTGTCTTTGCTGTTGGAGCAAATTCAGATTCAATTACAGGAAGTCCGAGGAGTGTTGAAGGCTCACCAACACGGAGTGATTCGTGCCAGAGGTACTGGTCATTCTTGTCTTTGAGCTTCATAACATCCTTAAGGATGGCTGTATTCATAATCCATACAGCGTTCTTGCGGTAACCAGGGCGGAGCTTCATATACATTTCAATGAGGTCATCTGCCTTGATAACACCTGTACCAACACCAGTTGTTGCAACATCGCGAGATGTAGGAACACCGTTGTCAGATGCAGTGAAGATACCGAGAGGAGCGCCAGAACCATTACCGGTTGTAATACCAGCTTCAAAAGCCTGTACAATCTTTGTAGCAAGCTTCTTCTGAGCAAGAGCATCAATGTCAAAGGCACTTGTTGCCAAGAGCTGCTTTGAAATCTTGATGAGCTTGTTCAGGTTGATTGGATTAAGCTCGCGCTTTCCAAACTCCCATGAAGTATCTGCACTGATGTCATAAGCAGGAACTTCCTGTGTCCATGATGCATCAGAAGCATCTGTTGCTTCATAAGGCAAGCCGAGAGAACCAGCGCCGGCAACCGGAATCTGATCTACAAGGTTGTAGAGGATAGCTTCCTTCTGGATGATTTCCTGAAGTTCATCATAGAACTTCTGAGGAGCAATGTCATAGCCGCCACCATGAGAATCAGATGTACCCTGCTTCATGTCTGTGCGAACTTCAACCTGACCGTTGCGTTTTTCAACCTTGAGGAAGCTTTCTGAGCGTCCTTCGTTTGGTTCGTCAGTTGGCTTTGGGAGTTCAGTAGAGAAACCGTTCATTTCGTTGTTTCTCTCTTCAGCTTCAATCTGTGCAGTCAAAGCGCGAACTTCGGCTTCTTTTTCTGCATAAGCTTTCTGCTCATCATCAGTAAAACCGCGTTTTTCTGCGATGAGCTTGTCATTCATAGCGCGTAATTCAGCAACAAGTGCTGCACGCTTAGCAAGCAATTCTTTCATAAGAATAATCTCCTATTATTTAATAAGGTCAAGATTTCTGTTTCTTGCCTCTGCAAGAGCGATTTTTGCCTCTTCGGACTTTCTCTGTTCTTCCCTTGCGCTTTCCAGCGTTGCCTTAGCACTTTCCAGTGTTTCTTTGGCGCGGGCATCAATTGAAGTCTGCTCATAGGCAGGGAATGTAACCGCACTTACTTCATAAACTCTGCTGATGTCTGTAATTCGTCTTGTAGGGCAATCGCTTTCAAGGTTGTCCCACTTTTCACCACGAACAGAGAACATAAAGCTCATTCCGCTTACGTCTCCACGACCAATTGCAGAATAAATATTTTTTGCATCAGAGTTGTTTTCTGTATCAAGATTTACCCTGATATGCAGACCATCTTCACGGATCACCATCTGCATTGTTGAGTGCTCGTTATTGTTGCGGCTTCTTGCAAGCGGTGTCATGTCTGTATTGTGATTTACCAGGAAGCGCACATCCTTAAGGTCGCACTTATCAAGAGCATGGCGGTCAATAACTTCTTTATACCAGCCAAGGTCTGTTTCCTGATCAAATACAATCGGAGTACCTTCTACAAAAGAACCGTGCTCCTCGTTTTTATCTGCCCTGATTTCAAACTCATAGGCGCGTAATTCTGTACCTTCTTTTAATACTGGTTTCATAAAAACCTCTCTAAAAATTATTTATAATAAAGTCAGTTATAAAAACCGGCTTTATTCATTTTCCTGTGCCTGACTGTTTGTCTTTGCATCTGTAGGATTCTGAGCTGCAATCTTATCAACAGTCGAAAGATTAACCGGCATAAAGTGCTGGTCTCCCCATTTTTCGCTGGTCTTTGGAAGATTTTCCCTCTCATATACCTGGTTAGGCGTGTAAACACCATTAACAAGACCCTTTGTGTACATTTCCATGCGGCTCTTGTAGTCTGCGCGAAGCATGGTGTCTGTATCAAACTCTACATAGTGATCACTTGAGAACGGATAGGTCAAAAGTGTATTGAGATATTCCTGAAGGCGTACAACCCAAGGATTCAAGGTATGCTGCAGGAAGAAGGTGTTTGCCTGTTCCTGGTTTGCAAACTTGCTGTCATCCTTACCGAGCATATAAAGAGGAACGCGGAAAATCTTTGCAACCTCGCGCTCTGAATATGTTCTGTTTTCTGCCAGCTGTGCATCTGCATTTGTTGAAAGGTCTAGCCCTGTTGCTTTCATTCCGTTTGCAACAATAAACGGATCATTTGCATGTTCACGGCCACCATAAGCAGAAAGGATGCGCTCTTTAAGCTTCTGCGCATCTTCTTTAGAGAATTTCTTTTCATCTTCCGGCACTTCAATCAAAAGCTTTGAATGAATACCACCGTCAAAGCTGTCATTTGTGTATTCATCAAGAGTAAGACCGAGCTTTGCCGCATGGAAGGCATAAGCAAGAGGCGAAAATCCCCTGATTGCCCCGCAACGATAAGCCGGAATATGAAGTACATTGTCAGGACGGTATTTATAAATGGTACCGCCGCAATTGTACTCATAGTAAACATCGCCGTTATTATCAAAGCGGATTTTTACTCTTTCCGGTGGAAGCGGTGTAAGACTTCTTGGAGATCCGTCAGGATTCCAAGCCACAAAAATAAAGCAGTTTCCATCCAGAAGAAGATCTGTTGTAATTGTCTGCTTAAAAGTAAACGGTGCATCGTAGAAGTTTGGTCTTTTCCGCAAAAGATATGACAGGTTCGGTTTATCATCGCGGATTCTACCGGCATCCGTTTTCTTATAGACATTACAGGTCATCTGCGCAATTGAATCTGCTATGAGCATTACACAAGCGGAAACAGTTGTATTCTGCATAAGCTGTCCGCGGCTCATATTTGGAGTAAATAAAAGGCTTCCACGCTCTGCCTGTCGCGGTGTGGAAGGGAGTTTGTTTTCTGTTTTCACTCCGCCGGATGTTCGACGGATTTCTAATCCTAGGAATTTCATATAAATAATGTCAGTTAATCAAAATCAAACTCAAAAGACTGCTGGCCGTCTCCATCCCATTTGAGCCCGAAATTCTCTAAAATGTAGTGAAAATCCTGCACAGAATGAGGAATAAGGCGCTTTTTTATAACACCCTTGTCATTCTGCTCTACACCGATATGCATAAGCTCATGCAGCATAAGGATTTTCTTCTGTTCTTTTGTCATGTGAGCAACATTCGGCGTGTAAACTGTAATTACAAAATCTGCATTGATCGCCCAGCGTTTAGAATCGGGAATCTTCTCGCAGTCTGCATGAGTAAGGCTCCAGCTTGTCTTTTTTGGTCTGTCTGATTCAAGATAGATAATTTTTATAAGGCCTGCCTCAACATAGCCCCGTAAATCCATCAACATAGGATGCTTTGAAATAAGCTCCTGCCCCAGTTCTTCATATTGTTCTGATCTGATTCTTGTTTCTGTCATAAAAAAAATGCCGGAAACAAGAGGCATTGTTTCCGGCCAGGACTAACTTGTTCTGATTTTTTAGGAGTTCAGAAACGTAAAAAAACGACCAATAATAAAGTCAGTTGATTAGAAAAACATTTCATCCACAGAGAGCGGAGCCTTTGCTTCATCGGCAAGAGTAATTTCAAGGCGGTTGTTTGCCATAATAGATGTAATAACACCATCTATGCGTTTACTTGTCTTGTTTGTATCTGGTTTTATCGGCTTGATGTTTCCGTTTGCATCGGGCTTTACTGTGGCACAAGAGACCATCCATGCCATTACCGGATTATTGTCTATAATTTTACCGTCCATTATAGCCTGCTCCCAGGCTTTGGAAGGCTCACTCATTCCTATAATTGATTGTGAAAAATCTACACATGTAAACTCTGCAGCAAGGTCCTGTATAAGATATTCTGCAAGGTTACGGTCATAGGCGATTTCCTGAATGTCATATTTTTTAGCATCCTCGCGGATAATATTGAGCATAAAATTAAAATCCTGAGTTTCGCCTGGAGTTGCGGTTATATAACCCTGCTTTATCCAGGAGCGGATGCGGTAAGAATCCTGCTTCATCTTTATATCTATCTGTCCTTCTGGAATAAAAAAATAATGTTTAGCATAACGCTTACCCTTTGGAAGTTCAAAATACCAGGTTAATACAGTAAAGTCGAGGCGCTTTGAAAGGTCTATACCGCCCCAGCATCTGAGACCTTCGAGGCTCTTTTCAGAGAACCGCTTCTGGCACTTGCTCCACTGTCTGTCATTGATCCATACTTCAGCAACATTGAGCCACTCATTTAAGTTTTTGGTTCTGAAGGAAGTCTCACTTGTATTTGAAAGTAAAGCTTCACGATAAGCAGTATGCATTGCATCAAGCTCTACGCTTACACCCAGGTTTGGATTTGCTTTATACCAGTTCTTTTCGTTTTTCCAGTCATCGCCTTTATCGAGCTCATAGATTATAGAAAAATACTCGTCATTCTCGTAACCGTTTGCATCTGAAAGCATTTTCTTACACTTTTCGTACTCTTCATAACATGGCGCGTTGCGGTTGTTTCCAGCTGTTGTGATGATGAACATTAAAGGCTGCTGTCTTGCCCTCATACCTGTTTCTATTACATCCAAAAGCTCTGTTGTTTTATGCGCATGGTATTCATCAATAATTGCGCAGGAAGGGTTGAGACCGTCCAGAGTGTTTGAATCTGATGCAAGAGGCTTCATAAAACCGTCTGCACAGGTGAGTGAATGAGCCAGCGGTTTGATGTATTTTTTTAGGTCCACTGAATATTGCACGGTTTTCTTTGCATCTTCAAAAACAATTCGCGCCTGGTCTTTTTTTGTTGCTGCAGAATAAACCTCTGCGCCTGGCTCTGTAAGAAGATCATAAAGTGAAACGCCTGCAGCAAGAAAAGATTTTCCGTTTTTGCGGGCAATCTGAATATAAACCCGTCTGAAGCGCCGCTTGTTGTTGTCTCTCCGGCGCCATCCGTAAAGGCTCGCAATAATAAACTGCTGCCACGGTTCCGGCTTAAGCTTCTGTCCGGCAAGTTTTCCTTTTGTATGAACCAGCTGAGAAAAGAAAATAATGGCAGCCTGTGCTTTTTTATGGTCAAAATAATAAGGGAAGGTTCCTTCCTCGCTTGCCTTTATGTCTTTTATATGGCGCTTTACTGCAAGCTTTACCATTTTACAAGTAGGAATTTTCGAGTTTGAAACATCGTTTATGTATTTAAGATAGGTAAACTTTATTTTTTCCGCTGGCATTTTTATTAGTTAGATTTGATTTCTTTGAGAAAAACTTCTAACATAAAAAGTTCTTCATTTCTCTCATAATAACTATATTCAACTCGCGTAACTTCAAAAGCTCGCTGCACGCTAGGATTTATTAAGAATACTTTTTCACCTATTCTTGGAATCGGGAAGTTGTCGCGGCGAAACAATGTATTCCCAAAATCTTCTTCATTTCTAAAATTGATACGATAATTATTCATTTTTCTATCTCCCTTAATATTTCCTCTTGTAATTTTTTAATTTCCTCAATAGTCATATTTTTTGCTTCTGGATAATACGGACTGTGCTTCAATGCATAACAAAATAAACAGGTGTTGTGTGTAACTAATTTATGTACCTTACATTCTTTATCACACCTCATTAAAAATCTTTTCTTCTGTATTCTTTTATTCATTTTTATTTTATCTCCTTATTTACTCCTCCAATTTCGGATAAGCGCACCAGGCAATAACTTCATCTTCAATTTCAAAATCGAAATTCCAGTCATACCATAAACCATCGCCATAATCATAATAAGCAACAGAACCGGTGTTTATAATTACTTTTTCAGATAAATAACCCTTCCAGATACCTGGTAAATCTGCCGGATTTTTTCTCAGATCGTGCCATACACCTTTTGCACCAGCAATATAAGCATTCTCCAGAAGCCCGATTACATGAGTAATATCTGTTGGCTCTGAGAGATTAAGCTTTCTGCTCATTGCATAATCTTTGGCTTGTGCTTCAAGGTTTGTCATGCATTCTCCTCAAAAGTCGGTATCTCGCACCAGGCTTTTATCTGGTCATTACTTAGGCACGCAATTCTTCTAGGCTCCCACTCCCATTGTCCCTCGGTTTCATCATCTCCTGCCAAATACATATAAATACTTGGCTCTGTATCATCAAGACCGATTGCAAGATAATCTTTGCAATCTTCTGTAGGTAAATCTTTGGGATTTTTTCTCAAGTCATGCCACTCATATTTAATCGGACAATCTGAAATTGTTGTTACATTCAATTTTGCTTTGGCACAGTCTTTGAAACCTTCGTGATAACCTGCTTTCAATCCATCTTTATATCCGTGCATAGCATCTATTTTATGCTGACAAGGATTTTCGCCTTCACACTCCCTGCAATATGCACACAAATCTGCACCATAACTTTCTGTTTCCTTTTCAATCTGTTCTTCTGTCATATCAACCTCTTACCAGATTTTTTTACCTGATGCATATTTCTTCAGAAGCTCTCCGGCAACAGTTCCACCATCAAGATAATGAACAGTAAAAGGAAAATCCCTAAAATAATCCGCTTCTGTTTTCCAGGTATTCTGCCCTATTAAATGATAAAACAAAAACGCACTCTGCAGCAGAATTTTATATACCTTGTTTACATCCTTTGTTGTCAAAAGCTCTGTTATAACCTCATCAGATAAACCTTCCTGAGCCTCTAACTCTCCTAACTGTTTAACTTCCGGCTTAATTCTGTAATCCTCTATATCTGCAGAAAAATCAGGATTGTCCCAATCCATCCAATCCCCAGCACAATTAAATTGAATTGTTTTGCCCTCATCACGAGCTTTCTGTAATTCTTTTTTAGTCATCTTCAGTCCTCCGTATCTGAAATTTTTGCGTATTTACGCAATTGTTTTAGCTCTCAATTCCCAGCCACTCTTCTATGGTCCCGCTTGGAACTCCGTTTCTGTATTTTTCGCGGATGGCTTCAAGCTTTTCATGGCTGTTCTTATAATCAAGTCCACTGTACCGGCCTTTGGCGGTTTTTGGCACCCTGTAATTTGCAGAAAGTTTGCCGTGCTTCAGCTGATAGTAATATGTGGACCTGTTTAATCCTAGTTCCTTCCACGGTTCCTTGCGTTCCCTCATTTTCGGGCCCCGCATGGCTCTGGAAATGGCATCCAGGCAATAGGCTTTGAACATTCGCCAGGAGTTCCGCTCGTTACAAAAACATCGTCGCTGTCATAAAGCCAGTACCAGATTTTCTTTGTTGTCTTATGGCGGTTTATAATCTTTGTTACAAACATGCCGGAAACGACAACGCGCTTACCTTCATCATCAAGCACGGTTATAAGCACGCGCTTGTAGTTTTCAGGAAATTTGCCATCTTCAAGATAGTGCCACTCATTCATTGCCGCCTCCGACAGTGCTCAAAAATCTTTCCAGAACTGCAGCACACTGTACAGCTTCACCGGCAAGAGCGACTGCAAAGCTCTTTAATATATACAGCTGCTCATTCATTGAAAAATTCAGCTTTACGGAATCCCAAACACCTTCCAGCTGTTTTTCAATCTTCTTCATGTCCTCTGCAGCTTCTTCAACTTCTTCTTTAAGCACCGCATAGCCTTCATGCGTACTGTGATAAGTTGGACCGTATTCTTTTACGATGTTCTGCAGTTCGTAACAAACTGCCTGATCAATTGATTCTTTTGCTTTTGTTGCTATCATATATTTTCCTCACAAGCACCCGCGCCCTTTCGGGCACGGAGATTAAGGCGCCGCTCAGTCTTTCGCCTGAGCTCCGATTACGAAGCGGGGACGAACATAAAAGTTCGCATACGACGCGTAGTGGTAGTTCGCAGAGCCATTGTAGTACACAAAGCAGAAGTAAGCAGCAGACGCATCTTCGTCATCATCCTGGTATTTTGTAGAAAGCCACCACCAGCGGCTCAAACCGCCAAACATTGCGATTTTATGTTTTGGCTCTGTGAACCATGCAAGCTTCTTTTCTTCATCGAAAACATCATCGTTTGAAGGAATATCGCACCTTATTTTAATTTTTTCCAGGTCATACACTTGTTTGAAAACCGGCACAAAAACCTTTTTAAGATATTTTTTCAAAAAGGAATTCTTAAAGCAGACTTCTTTGCCATCCTTAAAAGGCGCAATCGGCATCTGAAACATTGCATTGTCAAACAGGAATTGAGTTTTTCCATCTTTCTTATCAATGCAATAAAGCTTTGTTTCTTCTGTGGTAAATTCAGGAACCTGAATTGTAGAACCATTAAACTTCACTTCTGCAGCCGGAACCGTAAAAGGCTCTATAACTGCATACCAGCCCACTTCAGCTTCTCCACTGAAAAGCTCACTTAAAAAACATCTTTTTTCTTGAAAAATCATTTTCCACCTCCATCTTCTTCTTCAAGATATACATTTTCAACTGCAAGTCTCAGGATGATCTCTGTATCAGTCTTTACCTGTCTGATCTCGGATGCCTGATACTCCTGTTGTTCTATCATTTCAACAATGGTTTGCCTCATTCTGTCGTTGTTCTTCTGCATAATCCTGTTGTCATGGCAGCAAGCAATCATTGCAATCATGCTCAAAAATAAAACCGTCAAACTGCATAATAAAATTGCAAGGTTCCTTGAATATTCACTCATTAACCGTTCCCCATAAGCTCTTTCAAAAAGTCCTGATCGTCCTTTTCTTTTGGCTTTACCCTCATTCTTGTTCTTGCTTCCGGCGTTACACCAAACTTCATCATAATTTTATGGAATCGGTTCATATGTTCTTTGTAGACGTCCAGAAGGTTCATCTGTTTTATTTTGTCAAGATTTGACAAATACTCGCCATAACTTTCATAAGCGTTTACTTTCTCCAGGCAATCCTGCGCAATGTCATAACTGATAAATGCATCCTTAAGAATTACCGTATCAACAATGGAAATAAGACCAGCTTCAAGCATGGCCGGAACAAGCTCGTCCCATTTATCCGATGCCCTCTTTGAAAGGTTTATCGGAGCCGGCAGCTTTTCGAGCGGTTCAATTGTGATACCGCGTCCATCGTGCCTGGAAGGTTTATATGTTCCGTTTGCTTTATGATCTTCAACGCTTTTTGGCGGTCTACCCATTTTTTATAAAATCTCCTTAACGGATTTTACCCATTCTCCAAACCGTTCAAGAGTAAGATGCATTGTATCTCCTCCTGTCATTTTTCCTTTCCACATACTGAAAGTTGCACCAAAGAAAAAATCATCATCTTTACCAACCACATAACCGACCAGGTTATCGTGAGCCACACCTTCAGTACCGTCCTCGTTTTCGTATGTATACTCAAGCTCTAAAAGATAGAGTTTGTTTTTTTTCAGTTCCTTAGTTTGCATCGATCGCCCCCTTAATTTCTTCCTTCAGCGCGTACCAGTAACCTAGAACACGGTCCTCTCCCCTGTCAGACTGGTCAAGTTCAAGTTTTGAAATAAATCCTTCAAGCATCAGCTCAAAGTCATCAAGTTTATCTTCTAAATCCTCCGGCATCTTTTTTCCTCCCTAAAATTTCACCCCCTGGCTTTTTTTTCGCACGTGCACATGAAAAAG